ATTTAATGATGCTTCCCAGTTTTCTTTAAACATTTTCTGTTTAGATTCAGGGATTTTTGAAATTGCTTTTTGAATTATTTCTTTATTATTTTTTAAACTATCTTCTTGTGCCTTTTTTAATTCTTGCTCACTCAATATTTTTGTTGGTTTGTTGGAATCTTGTTTTTTAGGTTTCTTACTTGTTGAACCATCACGATAGTAGTAAGTATAGTTGCCTGCCTCTCCAGTTCGTTTTATATATTTATGTTTGACTTCTTCGTTTTTTTTTAAGGCATCTTCTTTTCGAATACGTTCCATATCCAAATTCCATCTTGAGTATTTTTCTGTACTTTGTCCAGTTTCTTTCTCTATTGTTTCTAATTTCTCTTCAAGAATTCTAATTTCCAGTTCTTCATCCTTTATCTTTTCCTCAGCATCCTCTTTCGTTTGTTCCCAATATCCTAAATCCTCTTTATTTTCTTTTAATCTTTCTTCTTCATCTTTTAATCTTTCTTTTTCATCTTTTATATAAGTCCTATTGGAGAAATTATCTCCCTTTGGTTTTTCTGCAATCTCTTTCTCAACTCTTGATATGTTACTCTCGGTATCGGATATTTCCTTCTCGATATCGGATATTTCCTTCTCCAATCCTTCTATACGCTCATCGGCCTCCTCCAATATTTGATTCTGTGAATCTACTACTCTCTCTCTATCTTCTATTTCATTCTTTGTTTCTTTTATTTTCTCAATAGTTTCAGGATTTAGTTTTTTAGGTGGCTTCTTTCCGACTTCTAATTTACCTGTTTTAGGGTTTCTATACCAATACTTATATTTTCCCGGACTTCCAGTTCTTTTAGCATACTTATACTTTAATTCTGCTTTCTTTTCTGGACCTTTAATAATTACATTATATTTGACTCTACTTCTACAATTAACATGTGCTGGATTAGCATCGAATTCTTCGCCTCTGTATTTGAACTTTGCGTTTAAATCTACCGTCTGTCCATCTAATGCTTTACAAATCGCTGAAGTTCTATTATCTATATGAGCATCCCAAGTTTTTTGCTATAGCTTGTGCTCTTGCTCTTTCAATATTAAATATGTCCTTTATCCTTGGTGTTAGTTTTCCTATACCCTCTCCTTCCATAATACTTCTTCTGATTTCTTGTCTTAGTTTATTTTTCAAATCGTCATTTAATCCTTTTACATTATCAAAGGTATATTGTTGTATGAAGTTAATTTGTGCTGAGTTCATTGGAAGATTTTGATTTAGTTGTCCTTCTGCTTTGTCCCATCCTTTTGCATAGAAATTCTTAATAGTTTGGTCTACTATCTGTTTAACTTGTGCTTCTAAATTGATTTTATCTAAGTTATCTGCTACTCCCTCTATAGATTTGATTTGTGTCAATCTGTCTTTCTTTGCCTCTTGTGTTAATTGTTTGATTAGTTCTTTTTCAATATTCCTTAATGCTTTATTGAATTGTGCAATTAATTCATTCTCGCCTAAAGTTACTGGACTTTGGGTTGTCAAGTTCTTAGTTTCTTTATCTCTATCAAACTTTTCATTTTCTTCGTCCATATTATCCTCTGATTCTTCTTCTTCTTCTTCTTCCCATGTGTCCTCTGCCGCTCCAAACATATCTTCTTGTGGACCATCTCCCCATTCAACCTCTTCTAATCCTTCAATCATTCTGATTTCATTAACTGTCTTGGTTTTGGTATCCAGTTGTAATTTATATAATTCCCACTTAAATTTCTCTTCTTCTACATCATAGGTATCAAATCTGAATTCAATATCGTCGTATTCCCACTCGCTAATTATTTCTTTATTAATATGATACTCTAACAATCTTAATAATGGAAAGATAGCTTTTCTTTTGAATACTCTACTTTGTGCGATTTCTGTTGCTCTATTACTATCCTCTGTAAACCCAATCTCACTTGGTGTTACTCCGAATGCTCCCCATACTAATTTCGTAAACCATTGTTGAGATGCGATTAGTTCTAACTCTTGTGAAGAGAATTGAACTTTTATAAATTCCGCATTTTCAGAATTAGTAATAGGTACTCTATGGAATACTTTCCTTAGTTGTCCAGATAGTCCATCTTTCTTATATTGTAAGTCATTCCACTTATCTGCAAAATCATTTAAATCTTCTTTAGTTCCACCAGCTAATTGAATAAATCCTTTAGGTACATTGTTATCTTCGAAGTATTCAAGGTTATATTGGATAGAGTAGATTAGTGTTTGTAGAACATCTATAATGCTCTCGACTGGACTTAATCCATAGATATCGTATGATAGTGGTGTGGCTTCCATCCAAACTACTTCCTTCTTTCCGAATGGAACTGGTCTTGCACTTGTTAAATATCCATATTGGAAATATGCTGCTCTCGTAGTTGCTTGTATAACACTTAATCCTCCTGGACGATTTTCTCTCTCACTTGCTGTAAAGGCAGCGATACTATTAATAGCAGTTTCACTTGAAGTTGAAGCTTTACCGAAATCTACAAACCCTTCTAATATTAAATCATCTCTTTGGTCTATCTTTCCAAAGGCATTAGGATTTTTTAAGAAACCTGCACTATCTACAGATTTAAGTTCAACCATTTCTCCAGCTTCATTAAATTCTTTTACAATAATTCCTGAATCTAAAACTAATAATTCTCTTACAACAACTTTTAGGATTTTCTCAAAGCTTTCTTTATTTGAATTAGGATTATCAAAGAACTGAGATACTTCATCTATTCTTGCTTTGGTTGTACTGCCTTCTTCTACTTTAATTCCTTCTTTAGAAACAATCTTCCACGGTGTTGCTGTTATTTCATCCACTATCGTCTTAATTGCCATTGCTGCTTGTGGTGTTGCAGCAACTCTTCTAAGTGTATAAACATTTTTATATTTGGGCCAACCAAACGGTGGTTTAACTAAAAATCCAGGATAATATGCTTTATCAATTCCACCTCTTGGTTCAGTATCACTGACTGCTACGTCAGGACTTACTGCTTTCTGCTCGGGTGGTGATTTGAACCAATTACTCCATAATGCCATTAATATGAACTCAGCACCTTCCCAATGCTGAGTAGTGAATGTTTATATTTGAACTCTTTCCTTTAAATCTTTTGTTATAACGTTTAAAGTATTGTGAATACTCTTGGAGTAAGTTCGAATATCATTCTCATCATAATTGTATCTCCAGTATCTGTAGAACGCCCTAATCTTTCTTTAATTTCGTCCTTTGATTCAATAGCTAATGTTGTATCCTTATCTCTGGACTTTTGTCTAATCTGTTCTAAATCTTCAATTATTAAAGTTTTTAATTCTGAAGATATCTCTTTATATATTCCTATCTTTCCTTCGTTTATTAAGTTAGATAGTTCAAACCAACATTGTGCTTTTAGATTTTTATAATTATATATGTTCTGTTTATTTCCCATCTTTGAGGGTTTAATAGCTCTTGAATTATTAACAAATCCCTTTACTCCTGGCAAATTCTTTACTAATCCAAATCCAACTCCATCTTCGTCTACACAGCACTGGCTTCTTGGAATTTTCTCATCAGTTAGTATCTTATCGACTTCATCTGAAGAAATATTATTCATAGAAATCATTTTGTAAATATGTAGTCCATCCCAAAAGGTTAATATCGTTCTGTCTCTTCCTCTTCCTGCTGGGTCAATTACTAAATATTTTTTACCTCTTTCAGCATTATTTGTAAATAAATCTATTATTGAGTCATAATTAAATATTCTGCTTGGGTCATCATCGTATTCCCAGTTACCTAAAAGTAATCTTTCTTTTGTTTGTTTATCTGCTCGTTTTAAGCTTTCTATATATGTTTTAGGAATATGTGGATTGTCTTTTGCTAATGCTTGAACGAACACTCTTGTTTCTGTAATTCTTTTTTCGTTATGTGGTTTATAAAAATCATAATATGCCCAGTGTTTACAAGGATTAGTACAATATAATAGTTTTCCAATTATACCATAATCATCAATTTTATATCTTAATCTTGTTAATAAGATTTGTTTTGCCTTTATTGGTATTTCAGAGATTTCATCTAAGAATGCTCCAGTATATTCTGTACTTCCAAGAGTATCAAATTCTGGGTCGGATGGTTGTTGCTTCATATCTTGTAATATTATTTCTGAATCTCCATAATTAGGAAATATAATTGAACCCTCCATTGAGTTATATTTATAATCTACCTCTTTCTTAAATTTGAATATTCCAGATTTACCAGAACCCATTATTTCAAAGAGAGTTTTAAGAGTAGATTGCTTTAGTCGTTTTAATTCAGCTCTTCCCATAAGCCATCTACTTCCTGGATACCTCATACAATTCATTACTAACCAAAAGCAACCTAATAAGGATTTTCCACCACCAGCTCCACCACCAAATAGTATCTCTTCAGTAGTATTATCATCTAAATATCTTAATGCTTTTATTTGTCTAACAGTAGGATAAAAATTAATCTGTTTTTTCATTCTCATCATCAGCAGGTTTAATAATATTTATAATTGCTGGTTGCCCATCTATATCTACCTTAGCATCTATCTCTTGCCTTTCAATGAATCCTCTTTTCTTTCCCTTTGTCTTTAAATAAAAGATATTAGCTGCGACATTTCCTTCGTTTATTAGCTTAAATAGAGAACTTTCAGCAAAATCTAATACTTGTTCTGGAATATTTTTTACAGCATCGCTATATGCTTCATCTTTATCTATCCAATCATAGTGTGTTCTTCTGGCTATTCCTACTTTTTGGACTGCTGCAGTAACTACTCCTAAAGATTTCTCTAAAGCTTCTATCATTAATTTCTTTTTTCCTTTTAATTTGTGCATTTTTGTGCGATTTTAAAGCTAAATTCTTCATAAGCATCCTTTGGAATGTCCTCTTTAGCTGCATTTTGAAGTTTTATCTGTTTAAATATTGTATAATCTACATGATGATGCCATCTATGAAACTTTATTTTAAGTTGTGTTATATCTGGATATACATCTTTAAGCATTTTACTTTTAGCATATGTTCCTTTTTGATATAGTGCTTTAGTATTTCCCCCTTTTATAAGTTGAGTAGGAGTTTTATCTTGTAGTAGTGTATTAAATTGGACTGTTGCCCATCCAGCTTTAAGCATATCTATTGAAAGAATTGTATCTTCGTTATATCTTCCTCTCCATTCAAAAGGAATATCATTTCGAATAAGATTACAGCTATAAATTCTTGTATTAAATATTAAAGGTGCACACTTAGCTTTTCTTGGTATAAATAATTTATAATTTGGTCCTGCCATTCCTATATTTTTATATCTTAAAATAAAGTTCTCTATTATTCTAAAAAATGCACCACTTATAAGCTTGATTTGTCTATTATTATGATATCTATAAAATCCTTGTATATTATCATCCATTACCCAGTGCCATTTATGTCCACTTTTTTTAGAGTGTTCCCAAGCAAAGTTTCTCTGTGCTCCAGGGCCAATACTCATAGAGTTTCCTAATTCGTCAAGAGTTTTATAAGATTTAAGAAATTTTAAGGGTGTCCTTAATATTTTCTCTTTTCCAAAAACTTTTACATATTTACTATACTCCTCTGGTCTAACTACCACCCTATAATCTACACCCATCTCATCTAAGGAATCCATAGTTGGATGTCTGTCTTTTTGCCATCTATCATAGCTTGGAATATATATAGGAAATCTTGGAATTGTCATTGTTCCTCTCTGTATTCTAAATCAACAACTTTATCTACTTCTTGTTTTGGAAACCAAAGATATTTTGTTTTATTAGTTATTGTTTGATTTATTAGTTCGCTAAATTTTCTAATATCTTTCTCTGTTTTAAAGTGTAATAGAATTGTTTTATATCCTGTCTTATCTTCATTTCCATATTCTAATACTCCTGACCTTCTCCATTCTTCATAGGCATTATTTGCTTGTCCATCTTCTTTAGGATTAAAGAAATCAATTTCATCTTGCGAGAAGCCAGTTAAATCTAAGCTTACTCCTAAATCTTTTAATTCAAATAGTTCTTGTTTTAATAATCCGTAATCCCAATAGGAATGTTCTTGGCTTTTATTATCCATTATTCTAAATGCTTTAATCTGTTTTGGTGTTAAATCATCTGCCCAGATAATTGGAACTTCTTGCATTCCTAATTTCATTGCTGCCTTTAATCTTGTATGTCCTGTAACTATAATATTGTCTTTATCTAAAACTATTGGCACTTTAAATCCGAATTCTTTAATACTTTTAGAAAGAACATCTACTGCTTTATCATTCTTTCTTGGGTTTTTATCATAAGGAATTATTTCCCCAATAGGAATATATTCAATCTTCATCTCTTCTTTTATTTCTTCTGGCATATTTAATTAAATATTAATGTCTTTTTATATTTTGTTATAAACATTATAATCTATGCTCCCTCTCTTCTTTCCTTTACTTGCTATTATTAGCTTATGAAATATCCCTTCAAATAATAAAAAATTACATTTTGCTTTCTCTTCTTTTTTGAGATATCCATTTGATTTACATTCTACTCCTGCGATTAGTCCTTGTCGTGGTTTAAATGCTATAAAATCCGGAAATCCATGTGTATTGCTTCTGAATATTGTTGACATTGCTGGAACTAATTTATTATCTTTAACATTATTAGTCCATCTGGCTACTATCCATCCTTGTTTTTCTAAATCTTTTCTTACTTTCGCTTCGAATCTTGCTCCGGCAGCACGATTTCTTTTACCCATTGCCTTGTAATCTACTATCATATTATATAATCCTCCAGCTGTTTAATCAGAGTTGGTATGTTTTTGCTTAACTTTTTCAAAGGAACTATTACTAAATTGACATTTTCGTGTGTTTCGGTTATCTCTTTAATCCATCTCTTAGTAACATTTTTCTGGATTTCATAAATGACGATTTCTACCGGTTGTTTTCTACTTATCCTTCTAACTTTTCCATCCTGTATAACTTTGACAATTTTCCTTCGAGTTAGTATCATTTGAACATCTGGAAAATTCTCTCTCGGTGCTTCAGAATTCCATTCTGTATAAATTTGACAATTTTTATGGTCTGGGTGCTCTCTTCTAAGCATTCTTACAATTAAGAGTTTAACTACATCGTGAAAATCACATGCCTCGTTGAAGTTTCTACACTTTACTCGGTTATTTCTTTTATAATCTATCATTTAAACCACCCTACTAAATTATTTTTTGTAGAAATGGGTTTAACTTTTCCCCAATTAACTATGGGTATATCTCCCTCTGCTTTAATCGTTTTTTCTGCCCATTCTATCTGAACTCTAACATCTTCATCCGTATCACAAGGACATAAAGAACCATACCCTTTACCACCATATCCTACGCTTTTATGTAATGCGCCATTCTTATGGCTTTTAGCATAATTGCATTCGGTTATTTCAATTTTAACTTTATCTTTCATTTTTCCTCCATAAATTTGAATTGGTCTACTGCTAATGCGTGACTGCAATATCCGTTTTTGTTAAATCCTTGACAGTTACATATTCCTTTCTCAATTAAGTAGATTGACTTATTATAACCTTTGATTGGTTTACAAATATAGTCCTCTCCGTGTTTCTCTATCAATCCTTCTCCTAAAAATATTCTTGCCTTATTGAGTAAAGAAGTTGCTTGTACATCTCCATTCTTTTTTAAGACAAGCAACTCCTTACTCTTGGGTTCCCAGAACATTACATTCCAGGGCGTATATCTATCAGGTGGTTCTATTTTTATATTCATTTTAGGTTGTTTTGGTTGTTCGAGGACATTATTCCTCTCGTACTTCTTCGTTAAACGTTCGTTTTATTAACTTAATCCTAAGTTTTTAACTTTGGACTTTAAATCATTCATCATTTTGTTTTTTTCGCTGATTTGTTTATCAATATATTCAATCGATGCTTCAGCATCTTTAACTTTTATTTGAAGATTTTCCCTCTCAGCATCTTTTTGCAATACTTTCAAAGCTTCCTTTATATCTTGCTGTTGTTTTGTTAGCTTAACTTCCTTAACATCTTCAAGTTGCTTTTTATAAGAACTCAAAATGCTATCGTGTTTTTGTCTTGCTTTTTGTCCTTCTTTCTTTTCTTTAACTAATGTCGTCCAGATATTTTTAATGCCTCTTTCGTTTAACACAATCCTCCACTCTGTTGTTTCTGTTTCTTTATCTGTTGTAACAACTCGTGTTAATTGCCTTTTTCTTTCATCGTAAGTCATTATTATGTTTTCTTTTTTTGTCATTTTTCTTACCTCCTTATAATACTTCTCCTGACTCTTTCGCAATGGATTCAAATAACTTTAAGATATTTGTCCCCTTTTGAGTTAGTTGGATATTATAATCTCTTGCTGTTCCTTCTGTATTGAATACCGGAACTATCACTTTCTCTTCTTGCAGTTGAATTAGGACCTTTCTAACCATAGGATAGGCAAATCTTGTCTTTTTTGATATCTGTCTCATATTTGGTTCTCTCTTGTTAATGTATCTGAGCATATTTACATATCTCTTCTTTATCATGAATCTAAACACCATTACTAACTTTCTTTTTTAACACCACTCTCGCAATTGTTTTAATTGCCGAAGTCAAATGCCAACAAATTTTCTCCCCTTTTTGATAATATTGTGGATTGATAGAACCCCATCTACATGTGCAAGTCGCATCTTTTATGTAGATTTGCCCATCTTCTTGTGCAAAAGTTATCTTCTGGTCGTATCCTCCAACACTTACTATTTTATTCATCCTCAGCAACTCCCTCTTTTTTATCTAAAAACTTTAAGTTATCTTTATTCAACTCGAACCATTTGTATATCGTCATTAATTGTTCTTTCTTATAGCTACAATTTCCCCACGACTGCTCAAAATACATTCTTTTTCCAGTGATTTGTTCGAATATCTTTGACAGTTCTCCTTCAAGCTTTTCTTTTGTCCACCTCATTTTTCAACCTCTCCAAACATTTCTTTATTTATACAACCTGAACAAATAAAACTACCTTCTTCTACCCATTCGTCCCATTCGTTTTTATTTAGTTCCTCGGGTGAATTAAATTCTTTATTACATTTATTACAATGTAAAATAAAAATATTTCCAACACTCTTTATCAAATAACTGGGCTTAATCATTTAGTGCCACCTTTATGTTATTCAAAGCTCTTCTTATTTTCTTTCCTCTTTGAGTCAAACTTATTTTGATTGGTGCTCCTGCACTTTTCAGTTTTTCTTTATGAATTAATCCCCATTGTTCGAGAGACATTAAAGCAAAACACAAGCTCGTAGTGTTTAGGTTAGTTCTTTCCTTTAGTTGCTTTACAGAGACATAGCTATCTATTACATTTAGTATTTCTGTTTCGTTTTTTGTTATCGTTTTCATTTTGATTATGAACGGACTCCGACTACCTATGTAGCACAGAGCCCTGTTTTTTTAGGCGTCTATGCCGCTCAATTCGTCGTAAATACTCATCATTTTACTACATTCAAGTGCAAAATCTTCATACTTTACTTTTTCTGCAATTACTAAGTCCTTTACATA